GACAGGTCCGCGGCGCGGTCAAGGAGAAGGCCGATTACACCATCGGCTCGGCCTGGCGCCCCGTCTATCTCGGCGCCGACAAGACCTTCGCCGACGCCTTCAATGCGACCATGTCGCGCTGGACCGAAAACTGCGACCTGCGCGGCCGGCCCTTCTCGCTCGCCCGCAACGCGCACATCGCCTGCAAGTGTTTCGACACCGACGGCGACTTCTTCATCCTGCTCACGAAGAACGAGGCCGGCGAACCGCGCCTGCAATTCCTGGAGGCGCACCGCGTCGGCTCGCCCTGGGGCGAAACGCTCCTGCCGCTCGACGTGCGCCTGCCGAATGGCCGCCTGCTCAAGGCCGGCAGCATCTTCCTCAACGGCATCGTCTACGACGACTTCATGCGCCCTCTGGCGTATAATCTCGTCCAGCCGGACGCCTTCCTGCTGCCCTACAGCGCCCGCGTCCGCGACCAATACCAGTTCCTGCCGGCCGAGTCCGTGATTCATGGCTTCGATCCCGAATGGTATTCGCAAGGCCGCGGCATCCCGAGCCTGATCTACGGCATCCTCGATTGGTATGACCTCAGCGAAATCCGCGAGGCCGAGAAGATCGCCACGAAGGCCACCGCCCGCGTGGCCATGATCGAGAGCAACGAATCCGGCCGCGCCGGCCTGCCGAACGCGCACCTCGCCGCCGGCTCCGGCGTGACGTCCCTCGACGACATCGACACGCGCAACAAAGTCATCTCCGCCGGCCTGATCCGTTACTTCAAGGCGAACGCCGGGCACAAGCTCGAAGCCTTCCAGCCCGAGCGGCCGAACCGCGATTTGGCCGACTTCCTCGATCACATTGCCCGCAGCGCGCATCGCGGCCTCGGCTGGCCGATTGACATGCACGACATGAGCAAGATCGGCGGCGCGGCCGTGCGCTCGGTCATGGGCCAGATCCAGCGCAGCGTCGCCCAGCGGCAGGACGCCCTCTGGACGCCGCTGCTGTCCGCCGTGCTCTACGCGACCGGCGCCTTCCTGGGCACGGGCGCGCTGCCCTTCACGCGGGATTGGTGGAACCTCGCCTTCACGCTGCCCAGCAAGCCCAGCGTGGACATCGGCCGCGACAGCCAGAACCGCCGCGCCGACGTCGCCATGGGCCTGCGTTCGCTCAGCGAGATCGCCGAGGAAGACGGCAGCACCGCCGAGGAACTGCTCCGCCGCCGGGCCAACGACTGGCTGCTCCGCGAACGCATCGCCACCGAAACCGGCGTGCCGCCCACGGCCATCTTCAATCCCGACGTCGAGGTCGGCCAGCCGATGGAGCCCGCCATCACGCTTAACGATCCCAACGCATGACGCCCTACCCCCGCATTGCCGCCGCGCTCCTGTCCGCCCGCTGGTGCATCACGCCCGCCGCGCTCGCCGCCATCCGCAACACCTTCGAGGCCGCCTGCGCCGGCCGGCTCCGCGCCGATGAGCACATGCCCATGCCCGGGCAGCCCGACGATTACGAGGAGGCCGAGCCCGTGATGGACAAGGGCATCCTTGTCGTGCCCGTGCATGGCGTCTGCGCCCGTTACCTCTCCGCGATGGAAACGGACTGCGGCGGCCTCGACCTGAATGACGTCGAGAAGACGCTTCGCGAAGCGCAAGCCGATCCGCGCGTGCAGGGCATCGTGCTGCATTTCAACTCGCCCGGCGGCACCGTGACTGGCATTCCCGAGCTGGCGTCCCTCATTCGCACCATCAGCGAGACCAAGCCCGTCATCGCCTTCACGGATGCCCAGTGCTGCTCCGCCGCCTACTGGCTCGCGAGCGCCTGCGATTCCATCGTCGTCACGCCCACGGCCGACGTCGGCTCCATCGGCGTCTATTCCGCGCTGGTCGATGAATCGGCCGCCTGGGCGCAGGAAGGCTACAAGCTGGAGCTGATGAAGGCCGGCAAGCACAAGGCGATGGGCATTCCCGGCCTGCCGCTGGCGCCCGAGGACCGCGCCCTCATCCAAGCGGAAGTCGATTCGATCTACGCCATGTTCACGGCGGACGTCGTGGCCAATCGCGCCCGCAACGGCGCCACCGTGGCCGAAGACACGATGCAGGGGCAGACCTTCATGGGCGGCACCGCCGTCGCCGTGGGCCTTGCGGATCGCGTCGTGGGCAGCCTCACGGACCTGCTGGCCGCGCTCACCATGGACGGCCGCGAAACTCAGTAACGTCGGAAAACCTATGCAAAAACTACGATGACCATCTTCGGCAAATCCGCTCGCGACACGTTCCTGATGGCCGCCCTCGCCCAGGCCGGCATCACGGAAGAAACCGTCACCGCCGCGCAGGCGGCGAACACCCTGGCGTTCCTCGGAGCGAAGAGTCCGCAGGAACAGGCGTTGCACAGCGACCTCCTGCAAGCCCGCGAGGAAAATGCCAAGCTCAAGGCGCTCGAAGCCAGCCTCAAGGGCACGGCGATTTCGCTCGGCGCGACTGAGTTTTCCGTGGAAGCCATTACCGCCGCGGTCGAGGCCCGCGAATCCGCCGCCCGCCAGGCCGGCGAGGACGCCGCCACGCTCCGCGCCGCCAGCGAACTCGCCGCCCGCGGCCATGCGCCAGTCGCCACCGCGCCCGGAGCCGCCGCCGACAACGCCCAGAAGAAACCCGGCGAAGGGCTCACGGGCCTCGCCAGGGTCACCGCCATTTTCCAGGCCGAGCAGGTTGCTGCGCGGCAGAACTAAACCCAAACCAAACGATTCATGCCACACACCCTGCTCGACATCGCGAAGCTTAACGGCTCCGACAAAGTCGTGGGCCTGATCGAGGAGTCTCTGGTGCTTGCGCCGGAAGTCTCGCTCTTTCCTGCTCGCACCATCCGCGGCACGTCCTACAAGACCGTCGTCCGCACTGCCCTCCCGACCACGCAGTTCCGCGCCGCCAATGAAGGCGTGACGGGCTCGCAATCCACGTTCACCAACCGCCTCGTCGAGACCTTCATCCTCGACGCGCAGATCAAGGTCGACAAGGCCGTGGCTGATGCCTACGAGGACGGCCCCGCCGCGCTCCAGGCCATCGAGGCCGCGGGCGTCGTCGGCTCCGCGCTCAAGTTGCTTGGCAGCCAGATCTGGTATGGCCTCGGCACGGGCGGCGACAGCAAGGGCTTTCCCGGCGCGCTGGGCATGCACGATACGACCAACATGGTCGTCGATGCCACCGGCAGCACCGAAGACACCTGCTCGTCTGTCTGGGGCGTGAAGTTCGGCCCGCAATACGCCCAGATGGTGCTGGGCAACAACGGCTCGCTGACCCTCTCCGACTGGATGTCGCAGCAGGTCACCGACGCCAACAGCAAGCTCTTCACGGCCTACTGTGCCGCGCTGACGGCGTATCCCGGCCTGCAAGTCGGCAACCTCTACAGCGTCGGCCGCATCAAGAAGCTGACCGAGGATTCCGGCAAGGGCCTGACCGATGGCCTGGTCGCGAGCCTGCTCCAGAAGTTCCAGACGAACCTGGGCATGTTCCCCGACGTGCTGTTCATGACCCCGCGCTCGCTTTACCAGCTTCGCGCCAGCCGCACCGCCACGACCCCGGGCGGAACGCCCGCGCCGATCCCCACCGAGGTCTTCGGTGTGCCGATCCAAGTCACCAACCAGATTCGCAACAACGAGAAGCTGGCCCTGTAACTCACCCAAGCGACCCCTAACTACCCAAGAACATGGCCAACGAATTCGCCAGAAATCGGCAAGACGCGTCGCTTAATCCAGCGACCTTCGCCCTGCCCACCACGCTGCTCGCCGCGGGCTCCAAACAGAGCGCCGCGATTGACCTCGGCGCCGACACCTACGAGAACGAAAGCTTCGAACTCGAACTGAGCATCCCGGCGCTCAGCTCCACCATTGCGCCGGCGGCCTCGACCGGTGGCGTGACCTACGCCATCGAGTCCGGCACGACCAGCACGTTCACGACCGCGACGCGCACGATTGTCTCGCAGACGATTGCGGGCAGCGCCAACGGCGTGGCCGAAACCGCGCTGCGGTGCCGCGTGCCCAGCAACTGCGAACGCTACGTTCGCGCCCGCGTCACTCTGGCGACCACTTGCACGGATGCCAGCGCCGTCGCCGGCACCCTCACGATTCGCTTCTGATCGGCCGCCTTCCCGATCGGAACTCATGCCGGCGCCGCCCTTGACTCACGTCGGGGGCGGCGTTTTGGCGGAGACTCCACCGAAGGCACACAGAATGAAGGCATGAACGAAATCGAAGGCACCCCGAAGAAAGTCCCCACGCTCTCCGCCTGCTTCATCGCAGGCAATGAAGCGCATTGCATCGGCAACATCCTGCGCGACATCCGCGACCACGTCGACGAGGTCGTGATCGTCAAGGCCGTAGGCAATCAGATGCACGATTCCACGGCGCTGGTCGCCCTGGATTGCATCGCCGAAAAGAAGCTGCACCTCGCCTCCTACGGCAACCGAGACGAAGACCTCCCGCACATCGATGACTTCGCCGCGGCCCGCAATAAGTCGTTTTCTCTGGCCGACTCCGACTGGATCCTCTGGCTCGACTGCGATGACCGCGTGACGCCCGAGAACATGGCCCGCATCCGCGAAGCCATCGCCACCGTGCCCGACGACGTCAACGCGCTGTTCTGCAGCTACGCCATCGCCGACAAGGGCTCCGTGATCCTGCGCGAACGCCTGATCCGCAACGGCAAGGGCAAGTGGCGCGGCGCCATTCACGAAACCTGCGTCGTCGAGGGCAAGGCGCTCGAATGCCCGCAGATCGTCATCCATCACACCGACCCTGACCCGGCCAAGAGCGAAGGCAGCGCCCGCCGCAATCTGGCGATCCTCGACCGCGTCCTTGAGCAATACCCGCGGCACCTCTTCTACCGCCACGCCGAGCACGTCCGCCTGGGCAACGTGGACGCCGCCCGCGCCGACGGCCTGGCCGCGCTCGCTTGCCTGCACAAGGACAAAGCCGAGGAGCGTTACCTCGTGCACCTGAACCTCGCCGAACTGGAGCCCGACCGCGCCGAGGGCCACCTCGCCGCCGCCGTGCAACTCCAGCCGCACCGCCGCGAAGCCTTCGCCATGCTCGTGCAATATCACACGCGCCGCGGTCAGGTCAGCCAAGCCACGTCCTACTTCCGCATGCTGGATGCCTTGCCCGTGCCCGCGCCGCTGCCGTGGACGCATCAAGCCTGCTGGTATGGCAAAGCCTGGGGCCGCCAATACCTGCGCGTGCGCCTGCTCCGCGCCGCCGGCCAGCACGACCAGGCCGCCGGCGAACACGCCGCCAACCTGCTCGACCCCGAATACCGCGCCCAGACCGCCGCGCTGGATCTCGACCAACCGCCCCAAGACACAAACCCGAACTGAAATGGCCGCCTTCAATCAAGTCACCCTCATCGGCAACCTGACGCGGACGCCCGAGCTGCGCTACCTGCCGAAGGGCACCGCGGTTTGCCGTGTCTCGCTCGCGATCAATCGCAAGTGGCGCACCGAAGCCGGCGAGGAACGCGAGGAGGTCACCTTCGTGGACTGCGACGCGTGGGGCAAAACCGCCGAACTCATCGCCGCGTATTGTCAGAAAGGCGACCCGCTGTTCGTGACCGGCCGCCTCAAGCTCGACACCTGGAAGGACAAGACCACGAACGAAGACCGCAGCCGCCTCGGCGTCGTGATTGAGCAGATGCAATTCCTCCGCCCCAAATCCGCCGGCGACCGCCCGGCCAAACCCAAACCCGCCCCCGCCGCCGCCCCGGCCTCGCCCATCGACGACGACGTCCCCTTCTGAGCCTTCTGCCTTCTTCATTCTCCCTTCTGCCTTCAGATGAGCACCTTCTCCGATCTCGTCGCCCGCGCCCAGCAACACGCCGAGGGCATCGCCGGCACCGCCGTTCGCATTGATGGCGTGGGCACGGTCCTGACCGGCGTCATCGACCGCAGCACGCACCGGCAGGAGCTGGGCGACGGCGGCTTTGCGCCCGAGGCCAACGCCACGCTCTCGCTGTCCAAGTCGCAGCTCGAAGCCGTCTGGATTCCCTGCCTGGGCGCCATCGCGACCGTCGAGGGCCGCAAATACAAGGTCGTGATGGTCGAGGAAGACGACGCCGCCTACAATCTCGGCCTGATGGACCTCAGCCAGCGCAAGCGCGCCTCGTAACATGGACTTCCAATTCGACCAGCGCGATTTTGCCAAACAACTGGACCGGCTCAGCCGCGTGGTCCGCAAGGACACGGGCGAACTGCTCCGGGCGCAAACTCGCCTGTTCGTGGCCGATGCCTGCGCGCTGACGCCGCCGACCGGCGGCAATCCCCTCGGCGCGGCCGGCACCGCCCGCAATGCGACCAGCCTCCCAGGCAATTCCCTGTCTGCCCGCAAGCAGGGGCAGGACGCCGTGGCGCGCGACATTCGCCGCCTGTTTCTGAGTTTCGACGACTTGGAAATGGCCAAGGGAGAAGGGCGAATGGCGGTCAATCTGCGGGGCCTGCTCCGCGCCGGGCAATACGGCACCGCGCTCCAGGTGCTGGACCGGGCCGGCGTGCGGGTCGAGAGCATCGAAGCCACGGCGACGGTCGAAGTCCTGAACCGCCACCGGGACCGCCGCGGGCGGGTCGTTCGCGGTCGCCGCGTGCTGGTGCGCGATGGCCGCTCCATCGTGCGCCTGCTCCGCTCCCAGCAAGCCCTCGTCGGCCGGGCTAAGGCCGGCTGGAAACGCGCCGCCGATGCGCTCGGTCTGCGCCTGCCCCGCTGGATCACGCGCCACGAGGAGCCGGGCATCTTCACGGAGCAAGGCCGTGGCGACAACCGCTCCATCATCGTCGGCAATGCGCTGGGCTATGCGCAGAAGCTGGATCAAACCGCCAACATCATGAACCGCGCCTATCGGAACCGGCTGCGGAATCTCCGCGCCCAGGTCGAAGCCGCCACCGCCGCGGCGGCGCGCAAGGCCGGTGCCCGGGTGAAGTAAGAAGGCAGAATGCAGAATGAAGAAGGGCGCGGCCGGCCGGTTTCTGCATTCTTCATTC